CGCCAAAGAACGTAAGCTGTGACCATTAGCCAGAAGATGACAACAAACAACAGAGCCATTGCAATGATCAGCAGGTTGATGATTGTCTGCATCACCTTACTTTGCCTTTGATGATTCGCAGATTGTCAACTTCGAAATCACCATTCCCATCAACACGAATGATTGCAAAGCCATGATTCCATTTGTTAACAGGCATGTAACCTGGATGAAGTTCACACAGGCATCCTGTTGACCATGTTGTCACAACCTTTCCATCAAGATTGGATTCTGAATGTTCACTTGTTTGATGGTTGTGGCCACAGATAACTGATGCTTTGGCTCTCATGTAGTAGCCACGTGCAGGATTCACAGGAGAAAAAACTGACCTTCCAAATTCATGGCCATGCATGATGGACAGCTTTCCTGCTTTTATCACACGTTTGTCCTGTATCAGTTCACATCCAAGTTCACCAAATCGCAGCAATTGGTCCATTGTGAAGTCTGCTGTTCCAATTAGTTCTGGTGCCTTTGTTCGCAGGTATGCTTCGTACCTTTCTTCATGGTTTCCTAATTTGAAATAGAAAGGAACACCATCAAATTCCTTCCGGAACACTTGCAGCAATTGCCTTGTTGCTTCCAATTCTTCAGCGAATCCACGCTTCCTTGGATCACGTTCATAACGTGATAGCGCATAGCAATCAACTGTGTCACCATTGAACACAATGGCATTCACATTCTGCTCCTTTCCATACTCAATTGCCTTGGTGATGGCATCAATATTGTGATATGGCACATGGATGTCCGACAGCAGCAGGATTCTTGTTGCAGATTTCGGCAACACAAATGGTTCCCATTCAGATTCATCTGATTCTGGAAGACCAAATGGATTGGCAATTCCTAATGCTTTGGCCTGTTGAGCTTTCTCTGTTGTCATGTGTTCCTTGTTTTGCAAACTTGCCCTATCTGCTGCGCCTGCCTGTCCGCGATAGTATCGAATTATTCTTCTTACATTCTCCACATCCAGGAATGCTGATTTGTTGCGCTTGTATATCATCTTAGCCAATGACAATGATGGCAGATGTGACCAATGCTTCAGATATTCTTGGACGATTTCGCCCTTGATGGATTGCTTGTTCATTCGTTTCACTCAATTAGTGTTCTATACCGCACTATTAAACTTCTTTCTGTTTTGATTCGCGATTCGCGAATTGCAAAGTGCGTTATTCCGCACTTTCATTGGTGCTGTGCCATTATTCGTTCTCTGTAGAATTTAGGATCAATGTCACGAATCTGCATTGCCAATTCCATCCATTTCTTCTTTGCTTCTTGCCTTTCTTCCTTGGTGCTATCTGTTCCCAAGTTACATTGTATCAATGCATTCTGATGAAGAAGCTCATCAATCTGCTTGCGGACATCTGTGTCCGTGTGATAGTAATAGTTGCTCATCTCTGCCATAGTTTTCTTCCAACAGTTACACCAACATAATGGTCACCATTGAACTTGTAATTGGCAGTAATATACAACTTTAGAATGTCTCCGTGTATGCCAACACCAAACAATGGTTTCACTTTTTCGATGAAATCAGTCTGCGCTTCGATGGATGCATGGATGCCAACACCATACATTGGTGCCTTATGGACATTAGATGTGTAGGTGAATGCTGCTTCTTCTGTTATGTTTTGGTAATTGAACCAAGTTGCATTCAAGCTGCCATCAGCCAATGTGATGGTTGTGTCATACTTGTTCACTTCTGTCAGCCATGCTTCAATGATTTGAACTGTGTCAACTTTCAACACTTCACGTTCCTGGATGATTGTGTTGGTGATAGTGTCCGTGACAGTTACACGCTCCACAAATCGAACTGTGTCGGTCTTCCATCGGTCAACGTATTCTGTCCGATATATTGGCTTTTCAATTTCAATTGTTTCTGTGATGACCTTGGAACCTGTGCCGCATCCTTTCCATGCAACAATGACACCCAGAAGAAACGTGACTATGTATGGCCACACAGTTCTGAATAAATGAATCAGCAATTGCCTGTCCATAGTTCAACTTCGTCTTCTCTTCTGCGAATTAATCCACGCAGCACCTTGCCGCCACCTTTGGTCCATCTGCGAAATTCAAAAGGAATGTTCTGATCATCTGCACAATGGTTCACTTTTCGCAGCAATGTTGATTTGCTGAAGTTGCCGATTCCTACATTGTAAACAAATGAAATCAATGCGGCCTTTTGGTGTGCTTTCAGCTTCACATCCAGGACACCATTCACCTGCTTCTCCACCTTCTTGATATGGTTCAGCAGTTCTTCTTCTGCTCTGGATTCATCAATTGCATCATCATCCATTGACACCTTGGTGCCATCTGAATAGATTGTTGTGCCATAGCCTATTGTTGGCACATTAGCCGGACACAAATATGGTGCAGGTTCAAAGCCTTCAAACTTCTTGATCACTTCTGCTGCCTGCTTTGCTGCGCTTTTTCTTGGTTGTTTCTTTTCTTTTTCCATTGCAATTTCCATCTATGCATTCACATCTGATTGGTTTCCATGCACACCATTCACCTACATCTTGCACTTATTTTCTTTCAGTTCTCCACGCATTTCCACCAATGCTTTCGTGTTCTCACTAATAACGTCCGCAAACTTCTCCACGTGCTTGTCATTTGCATCTTGCCAATCCTTCCGTTCTTCACGATGGATGTCTGTCAACTTGTTCAAATAATAAACCAACACAGCAAGGAAGATTCCCGCTATTCCGTACGATGCTAATGCTTCAAGTATTGCGTCCATTAGAATACTAAATTTCCTTGTTCGTCAATGTCAGGAACGATGCCCCACTTTGCTAACTCAGCTAACCATTCAGCCTCGTCAATGAATGCGTCAAATATCCACTTGGATTTCATTACTTGGTTAGTCTCTACAATTCCGTAACCTTCGCATACGGTTCTATCATCATCAAATGAAATGAAGTATGTGCGTTCGTTCGGGTATCTTATTTCGTACATCTCTTAAAATTTAAACTGAACCCCCATCGATGATAGTGCCCCATTTTGCTTCTAAACTAATATGCGCGGCTTCAGCGGCTCCTCCGCTTGTATATCGACTTCCTCCGAAGTTAGCTGTTCCACTAAAACTCATTGCACCCTGTGCATCCCACGCTATCAATAGTGCATCATAGTTAGCTGTTGATAAAGTGCCTCCGCTCATAAAGTTAGTAAGAGAAGTTACTTGGTTAATGTCCCAACCACTCATATCTTGGTCGTAAGCTGCACAATTGAAAAACATACTTGTTGCAGTTAATAATGCAGATGTATTCCAACTACTTGTATTTCCATTAAAAGATGTGCAGTTAACGAACATGAGTTGACCGCTTGTCAGCCCTGTAGTAGTCCAAGTATTTACACCAGTACCTGTAAAGGCACTACAAGTGTTAAACGCTCTAAACCAACTGTTATTAAGAACCCATCCTGCAACGGAGCCGTCAAATGAAGTAGCAGAACCTAAAAAGTTCTCTGTGCTGTTAACGCTACTAACGTCCCAACTATCTAAATCTTGGTTAAAAGATGAAGCCCCATTGAACATCTGTTTAATGTTGGTAGTAGTAGAAGATACCCAATTTGCTATGTTGTTGTTAAATGCTGAACAGTCATAAAAGCAATTCTCAAATGTAGTTACCCCCGATACATCCCACCCACTCCAATCTCTTACTGAAGTTATTCCTGAAAGTATAAATTGACCAAGAAATGATGTAGTTGTTATGATTGGAACATCTGTTGCAGTGATGTCCATATTGACACATCCCTGAAACATTCTGGTTCTGTCAAAAACAAAACCTGTTCCCCAATTGGAAACATCTGTGATTTTTAATTTGTCTCCGCCATTTTCAAATGCCCATCCTTGGACATCGCCATCAATGATGATGGTGTAGGTACCTGCTGATGTGTAGGTGTGTGATTTGTTTGCAATGGAATTGGCAACAACAGTTGAATCGCCCCAATCTATGGTGCCACTAAATGTGCCGCCACTTTTGTAAGGTAAGGTAACTGTCTCACCATCTGATGCGACATTCCACACAGTTATCATCCTAATGTCCGCAGGTGCTGCGCCACCGGAAGAAGATGCTTGTCTTCTTGATATGTTTACAATGCTGTTCATTGCTTGTAAACAATGCAGCTTCCACTTGACATTGTCAATGATGTGATGCTTGACGATTCTGGAACTGTAATGTAGGCACCTGCTTTGCAAGTTGTGCCAGACAATCCATAGTCTGCCAATGCTCCACTTCCATCAACTTCGAATGCCGTGAAGACTGTATCTTCCTGCACTATAACAGCATAACCATTCAATGATGAATGTGCTGATGTGCCTGTCAGAACTTTGCTTCCTTTAGATGCGATTGCTTTCTGTTGGTATTGCATTACTTTATTTTTTTAACTTGTTGGTATTTGGCAGCGATCATAGGCAAATGGCTGTGTAATTGACAGCACACAACTATGTCCGCTAACTTTATCTGTGAATCTTTCTGTGAATGGTTCGAATTGTACTGATGTTTGGATGCTCAACTTCTCCGTGTGCAGTTGTCTGAAGTATGCAACGAAATCCATCAATATCAAGATTGTATCTGACATCACTTCGTGTTCATTCTCTTCACCTGGAAGTACACGATCCATGCATATCAGTCTGATGTCATAGGTCAATGTTCGTTCAGTAACAGATGCACCTTGTTCAATTGCCCATAGAACAACATAATCCAATTCTTCTGGCTGTAATTCCCACACATCACCTTGTCCGTACTGCCTTATCTGCAGATGGCTGTTGGCCTGTGTTTCGATTAGTTCGAATA